GAGAAGTAATTATCATGTCTCAGAGAGGCTAAATAACCTGATATAATAGACTTATCAAGTGACGAAAGGACAGATTATGGACGTAAAGAACATGACATACGTAGTTCAAACGCCTACCTGCATCCTTTGTAAGAACACAGGTACGGTTGAGATTCCAGCCGATGGTTTCTTTAAGTGGAACTTTGGCATGTTAATTCAAGATGCGCTACCTGATTTGGACAAATCACTGAGAGAACAGATGATGACCGGAACTCACCCGAGGTGCTGGGAAATAATGACGCAGGATGAAGAGGACAAAGAGTAATGAAAATTGCAGAGGATAAAAACTTATACGCACCAGTGCACGATATTGGCTGGGATTTCCCCCTATGGAGTGAGATCCTCCCAGGACTGTGGCTTGGTGGTACGGACGATGACGACACGATTGAAACTAGTGCTGACACACTGAAGAAACGTGTAATTACAAAGAATGAATTTGATGCGGTGGTCACACTTTACTCATGGGCTCAACCAGTTGACTGGTTGGTCGAGGAGGTGCGCTACGGCTTTTACGATTCAGAAGTTAGTCACATCGATTTTAGTGCAGTTGAACGTGCTTCCGATTTCGCGTACAGCGCCTGGAAGTCTGGTAAGCGTGTGCTAATTCGCTGTCAGGCTGGAATCAATCGTTCAAGTTTAGTTATGGCTCATGTCTTGATGAAGGATGGATACACGGCAAAGGCCGCGATAAATCTTATGCGGGATAAAAGAAGTAAGGCTGTTTTATTAAACAAATACTTTGTTGATTACTTAGTTATGTCCGAGGAGGTGCCTCATGCAAGATAAGATACATGTAGCTTATGATGACGTGTACCTTGGTTGGAAGCTAGGCGGTAGGACGACTGATTCACATCCTACCAATCCTCTGCGTGCCAAGTACGCAACGCAGCTTCTGTCTAATGATCACGATCTTGTTATCGTAAAACCAGATATTCAAGAAGGCGATAGAGCTAAGGTTGAGTCTATCCATGACAAGGACTATGTTTCTAGAGTTCTTGACAAAGGACACTGCGGCGAGTGGTATCCAGACCAGGTTGAGCTTGGAAAGGTTGCCCTTCACATGTTTGCCGGAACAGTTCGGTTAACAGAGAAGATGCTTGCCGACGAGCTAAAGATTGGCTTTAATCCTCAGGGAGCTAAGCACCACGCTCAGTACGATCACAGCTCTGGCTTCTGCGTGTTCAACGACATGGCTTGGGCCGCAAAGGAATTTCAGAAAAATGGCATGAAGGTTATGTATATTGACTGGGACGCACATCACGGCGATGGCGTTGAAAACCTTTTGGCAGATGAGCCTGATCTTGTGACGTGTTCTATTCACGACTCGGCTATATTCCCTGGCACGGGACTAAAAGGTCACGCGCCGAAAAAAGGAATATACAACTGGGCACTTGATCCTTCAAGTGGTGACGATGCCTTTATAGCTGCCATGGGTGAGATTGAAACACTTGCCGATAAGATCAAGCCGGACGTAGTTCTGCTAGCTACCGGAGCCGATGCACATCGCACCGATCCACTGTCTACGCTTAACTTTGACTACTACGGATATAACTTCGCAGCTCGCACGGTAGGTAGAATTGCATCTTCCTATTCTCAAGGTAGAGTACTTATCGGAGGAGCTGGTGGATACCAGCCTTTTGATCATACTCCTGCAATCTGGGCAAAGGTTGTAGATGCGGTATATGATGAGGTTTCAATTTTTGCCAAAAGGTAATATAATTTTATCAACCGCAAGGTCCGTTCATACCTAAGCGGGGGTCTCCTTGGTGGATCCTCAGTTTACCAGGTCGAGACATCCTTTCTGTAGAAGCTAGGCGTACCTATCCGCCTAGCTTTTACTTATTTAATGTACTATAGTACACATGGCAAAGAGCATGATGGAAAAACTGGCTCTCCTCTCTGAGGAGGAGAAGCAAGCCGTGCTTGCAGGATTCGATGCTGATAAACTTCTTTGGGACTGGTCTGTCTGGGGTCGGCCTGAACAGCAAGTACCTGAGGGCGAATGGTCGATCTGGCTTTATATGGCTGGACGTGGAGCTGGTAAGACTAGAACAGCCGCGGAATGGGTGCGGCATGAAGCACGTGATGCAAGCAAAGGACAAAAGCGTTTTGCACTCGTAGCTCGTACTGCCGCTGACGTACGTGACGTTATCGTTGAGGGTGAGTCCGGAATCATTAACGTGACCCCTCCTAGTGAGCGTCCACTGTATGAACCGTCAAAGAGAAGACTAACCTGGCCAAATGGAAACACAGCTACGTGCTTCACAGCTGATGAGCCAGACTCCCTCCGTGGTCCACAATTTACACATGCCTGGGGTGACGAGGTTGCAGCCTGGAGACAAACTCCTGATGCGGCAGGTATGACCGCGTTCGACAACCTTCGTGTTGGAACTCGTCTTGGAGCTAATCCAAAGATCATGATTACAACAACTCCTAAGCGTGTTCCCCTGCTCTACCAGCTTATGGCTGAAGCGACCAAGACAGGGCGTGTGGTAATTACACGTGGTTCAACCATGGACAACACCGGAAATCTTTCTAAAACCTATCTAGACGCCATTCTTGGCGTGTACGAGGGTACTCGTCTAGCGAGTCAGGAGCTATACGGTGAGATGCTATCTGACGTTGAGGGAGCTCTATGGACTCAGGAACTTATTGATAAGGGACGTGACATGCAGTATCCGATCGGAACTCCGCTACGCTGCATCGGCGTAGATCCCTCCGTAGCTGAGAACCCTAGGGACGAGTGTGGAATCGTGGTGGTAGCTGCTACCGGTGAACGAGATCTTTACAAGCGTCAGAGCTGGGTACTTGAGGATGCGTCCATTCACGGCTCGCCAGACGTGTGGGCAAACAAGGTAGTGCAGATGGCTCGCAAGTGGGGATGTCCGGTTATCGCGGAGGTCAACCAAGGTGGTGCACTTGTTAGAAACGCCATAAACACGATTGACCCAACGGTAAAGGTTCTTGAGGTACACTCTAAATACGGTAAGGCTCTCCGGGCTGAGCCGATAACCCTTGCCTACGAGCAAAACCGAGTTCACCACGTGGGCTACCTCGGAGACCTAGAGTCTCAGATGTGTGCCTGGATTCCCGGTGAGGGTAAGTCCCCTGACCGAGTTGACGCGCTGGTCCATGCTCTTACGGCTCTTCTGATCAAACCTCCCGCTGGATTCATGGGTGGAAAGATCAAAGCCAAATCTCCAGCTCATAGAAAAATCCCAAGTTTTAGGGGCAGAGGCGGTTTCTCCGTCAGGTAGAACCTGATATAATTGACCTAATGACAAATACAAACATAAAGGTAGTAAATACACATAACCTGAAAAGGTTAATTAAAACTGCCGAGGTACTTGGGTTAAACCAGTATCCCGACATTAAGAAACTCAACCTAGAGGTAGGTGGGTTTCATGTCCTAGAGCTAGTGCTCTTCGACCACCAAGGACTTACTAATCGTGACGTCACGCACCATCGTGTAAGGGTGATGGCACATGTATGGCAACCGCATAATGAGGAACTAGCTCCTGCGGTGTTTTTACTTGATGTCCGCGCGGAGGACTGGGACTTGATGATTGACGTTGAGTCGTTTAGTCGTTCTCTAGAGGAAATCAACACATTTAAGGGGCATCCCCTAAGAGTTTCCTGATCTTCCTGATATAATTATCCCAAGGACAAAACGACGAAAGGAAATTCCCCATGAAGATCAAGATCAATAACTTTAGAGGTTATCGTTTTCGTAGATACGCCGTGGCAATGAAGTTCGTTGCTACAGTGTGGGTAATCTACTCTGCTATGTTCTTCTTTGCAGGCGAAAGCCTATTAACCTTCGTTGGCGCTGCCATCATGGGTATCCTAGGATTCTTTCCTGCGATGCTTCTTGCGGCTGCCCTTGACGACATCGCGAACACCGAGTTCGCAAGTAAAAAATAACTAAGGAGAGATAAACATGGACGCACTGTTTAGCATGGACATCTACGGAAATCTTTTTTCGATCTACGTACGAGAACTGTTCGCACTTGAGATCAACGTATTTCTAGTTCTTGCCGTTGCCTTGGCACTTGCCGCTGTAAAGTTCTACCGCTACAGGAAGAACACGATCAGGCTTGAACCTCTACTTGGCGTGGTCAAGCCAAGGAAGAAATGAGTAATGTATCTTCCCTTGACGACAAGCGTCGTGAAAAGGAAGAGAACCTTCAACCTGGCGAGCGCATGTGGGGACCACAGCTTGCCGGTATCGTGAGGAAACATGAACCTGAGGGTTTACAAGAAGAGGAATAAGGAATATATTCTTCCCAAGGACGAATACGGAGGACCAATGACGCAAGGCACAAACCAGCGTGAACAGCGCTACGTCTATGACGACTGTTCCTCGTGCGGTGATACAAACGTACTCGTCTACGAACTTGATGAGAAGCTGATGTGCGCCGATGACTACAAGAAGCTCACGGCAAACCTACGCTTCGTACAACACTGTGATCGCTGTGACTACCCAAGCGCAGTTCGGGATCCGTCCCACCGGCGCAACGAGTACCTATGCGGCACGTGTCATGAGCAGGATGGATTTCTAGTTCGGACAAGTATCACCAAGCGAGCGCTTGTAGCGCTAACCACGGCCTTGAGAAAGACCGAAAAGCTACAGTGCTACGCGGCTGGATACGGAACCGACTGTGATAACAACCTAAAGCCAAGAGGTGCCTGGGATGGAAAGATCCTGTGTAACAACCATGGAAAAACTCCTCCCAAGCCGGAAAAGGCTAAGAAATCTTGAGCAGTACCACTTTGCTCAAATAGACAGGTGAGCTAGTCGCGCGTTCACATGTTCTAGCGTTACAGCGCGAAACTACGAAAGGAAGACCAGTGTCAACAATCACACCTACACAGGCTGCATCACTTTACACAGCCGGTAAGTCCGTGGTCGAGGTTGCCCAGGAACTTGGAATTACATACGGCAAGGCCCGTAAGCTAATCCAGGAGGCAGGCACACCGATACGGAACACCTCCGATAGACTTAAGGGTAAAACCCGCAAGGCAAAGGCTAAGTAATGAACAACCTGTGGTTAGTTCTACGCGAGCTAGCCTGGCCTGCCATCTTGTCCGCCGGCTTGGCTTTACTTGCCGTTCTGGTGGCGCTCAGTTCCCCTGAGAAGGGTAGCTTGGTCCTAGCCCTAGGGTTAACATCGGTATCCATGGCGCTGTTGGCCATGAGGAGCTAGAGGAACAACACATATTTGGAGAAATAGGTGCCCTACGGGTGCCTATTTCACCGATGCTATGGTATAGTTATACCTACGGGCTAAACGGCCCACTACGGAGAGACGAAAGGAACGACATTGTCATCCCTTCTTATCTCCGGCCCCATGCAAGCGGTAGAGGACAGGTGCAAACCTGAGAAGCATGGTGGTAGCAAGATACCTGGTGCGGTACTGCCAGGTTGTCCCATCCCCAACCTAAGGAGGCGAACTAGCGTTGCAGATCACAATACGTGGAATAGCAATGTCGACAGCGGCCTATATAACGGCACTAACGATCGGCGTGTTTATGGTGTTCAATATAAACACAAGCTCGGCACTAATACCGGCGATATCTCCGGCTCCTACCATCACGGTAGTAACCGACCCGCTGGTTAAATATAAGGGAGCCAAGGCTCTCACAAACGACCAACTCATCGAGCTACTCGATGCGGTAGGCTTCAAGGGCAAGGCGTTGCAAACCGCCTGGGCCGTGACAAAGAAGGAGTCAGGCGGTCGTCCTGTCGCCCACAACAAGAACGCAGGCACCGGTGATAACTCATACGGGTTGTTTCAGATCAACATGATCGGAGACCTCGGTGCGGCACGTCGTGATAAGTTCAACATAGAAACCAATGACCAGCTCTTCGACCCTGTCACAAACGCACAGATCGCATTTCACATGACAAAGGGTGGCAAGGACTGGGGATCATGGGGTCTAGGTCCAAACGCCTACGACGGTACGGCGCATGAACACAAGATCGACGAGTTCATGTTGCAGTTTCCTAAGTCAACAGGCAAGTCTTAGAGTAAGATAAACCTATGGACCAAGAAAACTTAGACATCGATAATACCCCTGCGGTTGTTGACGAAAACCCTGCGGCACCAGCTCCTGAACCTGTGTCGGTTGAGGAACCTAAGCCTGAGCCTGTAGTTATCGTCGAGGAACCTAAACCTGTCGTCCCTGAGGTTAAGCCTGCGCCTGTCGCGGCAAAGCCTGTGGAAAAGCATGTCATCGGAAAAGGTGACACAGACGACGTATACCTCGCAAAGTGTGTATACAAAAATATCTATGAGCGCAAGTCATTAACTATCCATCACCTACAACGTCGCCTAGAGGAACTAGGATACAAGGACGCTGCTGGAGACAAGGATGGTTGGCTTGGAGAACTCACAATGATTGCAGTTGAGAAGTTCCAAAAGGACAAAGGCTTGGCAGCTACTGGAAAGGTAGACGCTGAGACCTTTAGGAAGATCTTTGAAGGAGACTCAAACGTAAACGTTGTTATCTAACGTAAAAAATTACAAAGGCCACGTATCTAACGGTACGTGGTCTTTTTTATTCTCGCATTACAAAATAATTTTTATTCTAAAAAATAGTTGGAGACGTTTTATAAAGTGTCTCTCCCTATACGGGGCGGTCTCTCACGTCCAAGGCACTTAACCTTAAGGTATCAAATAATCCGAATTGTACATCATCTTATCGCCGTAAAATGTACACATCTCTAAAAGAGTATGATACGGTATCTACATGCATACTCCGGATCTACCAAAGAGCGAGCAGGACCTAATCGCCACTCTGTCAAAGGAGTCTCTATGGAGAAGGGTTCAGGATCTCAGCGAGGCTGGGTGGACGTTACAGTCCATCGCCGACGCGTTTGATCCACCGCGCAGAAGATCCACGGTTCGTTCCTGGGTAGTTAAAAAACTTCCGGAGACGGTCGTATCACTTGGCGAC